GTTAGAGCCATAGACGGCCTCTATCTTGTTCATGTTAGCGTCGTTGAATATGACTTTAACATTATTCTTCCACTGGTCCAGGTATGTCCCTCTTGCAATGTCTAGGGCATCCTTTAGATCTGTAGTAATATTACCGGCCAACCAGTCGTTACCAGCTTGTTGAAGCCCTCCAGGCATTTGAGCTATACTAGAGACTGTTTCAGCAAATTGCTTAAGATCAGCGTTGTTCTCTACTTTTTTAACTAGCGTGTCAGTGTCAGCCTGTGATAAACCGGGTACAGTAAGCCCTGCTTTAACCCAGTTGTAAACCCTGACAGCGTGCTCGTTGGTGTATTCAGTTCCTGGAATTGTTTTCTTAAGTAGGTTTTTAACGCCAGGCATAGCCTTCTTAAGAGCTCGCATATCGCTCGCGACGACTGTTTGAACAGCGTTCAAGTGCCTAATGCCTTTTGAGTAAGGATCGAACAAATGCTCTTTAAACCAAGCATGGTGCTTTTCCCCTTGCTTACCTTTACCTAAAAAACTATACATTAAACCAGCGAAGTCATCCGCTGAAGGCGGTATAAAGAACTTGTACTTACCCTTGTCCTTGCCTCTTTGTCTTGCTTTCGCAGGAGAGAAAGTTTTTTCAGCTTTAACGCCTTTGGTTTGCTCAAGCGTTATGTTAAACTCTTTATTAAGGTCTGCAGCGCCTTCGTCAATAATACCGTCCATCACCACTGGTGCTTTCTTGCTAAACTGGACTTTAGCTAACTGCACCACACCTTTAACGTCGAAACGGTTAAACATGTCTTTAACAGCATCAACGTTTTGTAGTGCGTCGTCAGCAAAGTAAAGATCATTATACCCATTTGCTATTAAGTTCTCAGCGATCCAACTGGCTTTAGCTTGGCCCGTTGAGTTACCTAGACCTTTGATGTTCTCCATAGGTATGTTAAGACCAACACCTTTTAGAAACTCGTATATAGCCTGCTGTGCTTGAGGTGCTCTAGCAGTAAGTATAAACTGATCTTTTGTCCCAAACTTCTTAGCTCTTTCAAGAGCTTTGTTAAGTAGTGGTCCTGGCTTGCCTTCAGTAACTTTATTAAACTCAGAGAAATCAAACTCATAACCATCAGCTAGAAGTTCACTGCCTTGTGTCGCAAATTCTTCTGCACTGAGCTTTCCTTTAACGCCATCAGGACTAGTAAACAATACGTCTGACTTGGTTCTAGCCAACGTATCGTCGAAATCCCAGACGCTTGCTCCTTTAGGTTTTTTAGAAAAACTAATACCCCTGTAGGCTTCGTTTAAAGCCTGAATATCCGAGGCTTTCACGTCTGTTTTAGAGTCTAAAGCTTTAGCGGCTTCAACAAAGTTTTTTCCAACAAACTCTGCTGGAGTGCCTTTTTTAGCAGGATCTATACTTCTAATAGCCCTTAGTCTTGGATCTCTAAAGGTTTTCATGTTATAGTTTCTAGAGCCTCCATCTGCCGGTGATCTTCGTTGGTACCCAGCCTCTACAATCACCCTATCCATTGATTTAGGTATGACCTGCACCTTATAGTTCTCCCAAACATTGTTGTTCAGCTCTCCTTCATTAAGGTAAGAGTGTAATATCTTTATAGCGACCTCTTCTTGAGGCACCATGTGTTCATACTCTGTAACTTTTCCTATTGACTTACCTTTTTTTGCTGCGTCTGCAATCAACTGTTCGGTTCCCTCTGCAATGTACTCTGCTGGCGCCGCTCTTCTAATAGGAGCCTGCATGCCTGAACCCATGCTCGTGACAATCATAGCAAAATCAGCGTAGTCATAACCTCCTTCCTTCGAGTTTATTCTTTCCCAGTAAAAATCAAGAGCTATCTTAACTGCTTTTCTGGCTTTATCTGCCTGAGCTTTTCTTGATTCAAACTCACGTAAAGGGTTTGTTTCGACGCCTTTCAAAAAAGCCTTAGAGCTTTCTCCCAGCAAAGTTGTTTCTAGCTTGACCCCATTTAAAGAGTATCCTTTACCGCTTTTCTTCAACGACTCTAGTCCAGGTATAGATCTAAGCGTATTTATAAAGTCAGCTTGATTAGAAAATATTTGTTTTCTATTTTTTGGTGGCTTTCCGTCTTTGTTAATAGAGTCTTTTACTAACTGGTCCCACGCAGGGTTGTCGATAACCACGTTGTCGTCGACAACAAACCTACCGTCAGCCATTTTAGCAGCTCTTGAGTACATACCAGAAAAGTAAGCAATCATAATCTCTGCCGCTTCTTGTAAGGAAGAACCTTCCTCAACCATCTTGTTGCCTATACCTACTACAGCGGCTCTGTTTCTTTGAACCCTGTCTGCTTCTAAAAAGTGAGCTCCAATTGGGATTGTTTTTCCTTTAGAGTTTTTAGGTAAAACATCTCTTAAAGCGCCTATAATACCTGGGTCTAAGCTTTCTTGAGCAAAGTTGTCATTTAAAAACTCATCAAGAGACTTCGGTACACCCACTACTTTCGCTCCAGCTTTGTGAGCAGAGACAATTCTGTTGTAGTCTTTAGTTTGTTCCCATATGTTCTTCGCTATAGCTTTTCTTTCTCTATTAGAAAACCCTAGCTCATCTGTTAAAACGCTTGCAACGGCTATTTCCACGGACTTTAAATCAGCTGGATTAGAAGCCGCAACTTGTTTTGCCAAAGAGTCAAACTGTTCGGTAAATTGATCTTTGTTTTTATCAGAGACCTTTTTGCTAAACATAACCTCTGATCTTCCATCACCCAACAAAGCAACCGTTGCTTCGGCGAACGTGCCGTTTTCTAAAGCGTTTTCTCTAATAGCTTGGTTAGCAACTATCACAGCTGTTTGATTAACCATAGCTTTAATCGCCCCGTCAAACTTCTTGTTACCGTCAAGCGTTCCGTCTGGTTTGATACCAAACAAAGCGTTAAACTCTTCTGTTGTAACGTCAGTTCTTTTAGTTTGAGAAAACTTACCTTGTGTTCCAGCTCCTTCAGCAGCTTTTACTCTACCACCTTTCTCGTACAACTCGCTTAGCTTGCTTTTTGCGACGCCCGTGGCCTGACCACTTCTAGTCTCACCTTCTGGTAGTAACTCTAAAAGTGCTTTTGAGTTTTTCTTTATATACTCTTGAGCAGCTTTTCTTTGCGCTCCATTTAAGTCAGCTGGCTTAACAATTCTTTTTGCCTCTATACCAAACTCAGTCGCTACAGCGTCTAACACGCCTGAAAGCGAAGAGCCAGGGGTTGACGTTAGCTTCTTAACGCCTTTATATGTTAGTCCCTCAAGGTTAACTTTAGCGTCGTTCACAACGGTCTCAATGCCAGAGATGACCTTAGGAGACATACTTAAAGACTCAGCTGCCTTAACACCCTGTCTCTTTCTTCTTCTCACTCTAGGCCTGTTCCTAGACCCTACAGACAGATCCTGTTCTTCAAAACTTGTTGTGCTTTCGTCTACTTCAGCTTCTATCTGAGCAGCAAAAGAATCTCCTCCTCCAGAATCCATACTTGCGTCAATAGAAACAGTAGCAAGTTGGTTGTCCTCCTTGTACTTGTTCATGACGTCGCCTTTGGCTCTGTAGATAATAGAACGTCCTGCGCCTCCAGATACACCGGTTAACCAACCAAACAAACTATCGTTTTTGGCTACGTCGTAGTTTTTTAAAAACCGTTCGCCTATATTACTCTTAACCTTTACTGTAAAATCACGTAGCGCGTCAGGTGGTAAACCAAGGTCAGTCATACCTTGTTGGATAAGACCGTCTAGAGTTCTACCTTCAACCAGGTGTAAGTAAGCCTCGTAATATTCTGGCGCAACCTTAAATTCTTCGTTATTCTCAAACTTTCTATCACCGGCTTCGTCTTGAACAAAAGTGTCAATCTCGCTTTTCATGTCAGGGTTTGCCCGCATGTTTGAATCCACTGCTCTTGAAAACTGAGCCCGCTGTTTTTCCTCAACGGCTTTAGCAACACCGGCGTCTCTTTTTTCCTGAGCCTCTTGAATTAGCCCTCCACTAGCGCCTTCAGCTGTAAGTCGAGAGATTCTAGCATCCTTCTTACCTTTGTTAAGCGATCTATGAAAGTCCTTCATAAAATTCCTAACATCGTTGCTAGTATCGAACTTTATATCACGGTTTATTTTGAGTTGAAAGATTCTTCTGAAAAAATCCTTGAGCCTACCCATAGCAGAGTCATCTATAGTTATATCACCGTTAGCCATTAACTCTGAAACAATAGCTAAGGTCTCTTCTCCTTGCTCTCCTTTCTTATATTCTTTCAACCGCGCTTTAAGTATCGCGGACCCTTTTTTAGTTATGTTAACGCCTTTCCCTCCAGCGTAAGATCCGTCATCTTGGATACCAAGTATTTCATCAACCTTCGTGCCTAGCGCGGCTCTAACCTCAGGGTCTCGCTTGACGGTATTATACAACGCAACGTGCATGAACTCGTGAGCTCCAGTCGTTATCATACCGTCTTTAAGTGATGTTTCTTTATTGATAAAGATAGTGTACGAATCAAGCTCCCCATTTTCGTTAAAGTTAGGCGTCATAAGACCGTAGTTTTCCCCTACCCCTTCTCTTTTCGCTTTATTTAACGATACAGAATATTCAGCCCCTTGGTCCAAAGCCTGTTGAGCAGCGGCTTTATCCCCAGCTGAGGCATTAGGGTCTTGTACGATGCCCTCTAGTTTCTTTCTAATTTCAGGTGTATTAATCCTGGCCACCTCTTCCACGAAAGCCTTAGAGCTACCTTCTACTACGTTGACCTTTTTTCCTCCGGCTTTTTCAACCTCTTTAGATCTGTTTCTTAGAACCTCTACAGATTGCTTGTACTTCTTAGTGTTTTCCTCGCTTGGGTATTTCTGTAATATACCTTGCTTTTTTGCGATGTTCTGCGCAAACTTCGCTTCAAGTTTTTGGACTTCTCTTTCTCTCTGCTCCTCCGTTAAACCGCTGTCTTCACTGCTTAAAGCATTGTACTTTCTTGACAACCCGTTATTAGCTCTTTCTATCTCTAGCAAAGCAGACTTATCATTATCCTCTAACGCATCTACACGCTGGACGTCTATCTCTATTGCTTTCTTGTTTTGTTGCACCAGTTCTGCAACTTCAGTTTCAAGCTCTACCCGAGCATCAACGCTTAATCCACCGCTAGCAATCAAGTCCTCTATCTGGTTTATTCTAGCAAAGTTTTCGTTAAGGACTTGCCTACCGTTGTTTGACTGGAAAGGAGCTATAGCATGTTTAAATAAAACAGGAGACTTTATGGTGGAGCTAATCATAGCACCACTAACAAAAGACTCAGCTAAATCATCAAAAAGCCCTACGTCTTTACTTCCTGACATAATATCTAAACCGTTTCCAGCTAGCGTTGCCAGAACCTCAGAACCGCCTTCTTCAGTGAGATCCAGTAAGTTGTTACGCATTAACTGGCTATCAAAAACATTTTGTCTAAGGTACTTAGCGTAACCTTGTACTCCGCCTGTTCTTAAAGAGCTTTTACTTAAGTTAAAACCAGTCTTCTTAAGTTGTCCTAATGTTACTTTTTCAGACAAAGCCTCAGCCGTGCCTTTAAGAGTAGATACCGTAAGCATTTGTGCAAAATTATAATCTTGCCCGTACAGACCTCCGCTTTCTTCAAAAGCATTTCTTTTATCCTCCATAGCAGAGTAAGAAGCTCCAGCCGAACTCGCGCCCATCATATACAAAGAAAGCCCACCAGAAGCGTACATTAAAGCTAGGTTTGGTATCTGACCAGCAATCATGACGCCTGCGTATTCTCCAAGATCACTAAAACTGTCAATGTCTCCGTAAGCCATAGGAGCTTGGATGTTACTGGCTACGTTAGCTTGCCATCCGTCAACACTCGCTTTTATGCTCTGCCTTGTATCGCCAGAGTACCAACTAACCGGACCTGTCGTAAACCTTGCCAAGTCCACGGCTGATTTAATTGTATCTAAATTGTCGTATCCCTTGTCTTCTAGACTAGAGATAACAGAATCTGCAAGCGCGCCTAAAGGATTTATCATGTAAACCGCATCGGCTAATCCTTGTCCAAGGTCTACAGCGGCACTAGCAAGCGACCAAGCCATTTGAGTGCCTAACTGGTGGTTATCACCTATGTAATCAGTAAACACACTTAGTTCGTCCTCTTCTAACTGCAAGGTCTCAAACTCGTCACCTAAGGTGCCGTATGCTGTAACAAGCGCTTTGTGGTTGTTTGCGTATTTGTTTGCTTCGCTAGATTTCTCTTTATACTGCGAAACTAAAGCCTGTATCTCAGACTTCGCTTTGTCAACCTGGTCTTGCGTAGTGTAACTACCTTCAGCAATAGCCTTGATCTTTGCTTCAACGTCACCTAAGTCGTTTAATTCTTTCATCGCGCTGTCTAGCGCCTTACTATTGCTCTCTAAAGCAATCGCTGTTACGTTGAGTTTTTTAGCTAGAACAGCGTCGTTCTCTTTTAACAGCTCTAATCTACCATCAGCTGTGTCTTCAATTGCTCTTTGAGCATCTTTTTTGGAAAACAAATTACCAGCTTGTAAGCCGGCAATGGCTTCAATTCCTCCAGTGTCAAAACTCACTTCGGTGTATTCTGACATGCCCCAGTCTGACGGTAAGTTCTCAACAAACTCTGCTACGTTTTTTTGAACAGACTCAGCATCGCCTGCTCTAGATGCGTTACCTATAACGGCCTTTCTAAGATCCGGGTCGTCGACCCGCACATTGTTGTAGGTGTCTTCAAAACCTTCTGGCCAAGACTCACGGTCGTTTACGTCTATAACTGTGTTATTGAGCTCTAATTGCTGAGCGTGAGTGTATCCATTTTCTTCAGCAAACCTAGCTTTTGCGGTGTTAATTTTTGCCTGCTGAAACTCAGGAGCATTGTTATAAGCGTCATTCCGAGCTATTACCTCTGAATACGAGTCTATATCGTCTTCTTTAATACGCTCGTCGACGTACTTCTCTCTCGCCCTCGCCCATCCTCCAGTGACATCATCGTACTCGCTTTTGTACTTAGCCACATACGCGAGTCTCCCCTCTTCAGCATAGGCATCTCTTAACTCTTTCTCTTTTTGCTCCTCCTCGTCCCTTGTGATTGACCCAAATCCTGAGTCAAACTCTGCTACGGTTCGAGCAGTTTGGCTACGGTTGTTGTAATCTTTTCTTGCGATAAGCTCATTGTCAGCCTCTTGCTCTTCTGTAACAGAGGTATCTTCTAACGCTTGATCTAGAGTTGAGTCGGACTCTGTGGAATACTCCTTATACACAGGTTTTTGGGCAACTATGAACTCGCTGGCATCTTCATCTCTTAGTTTTGATAGCACGTCTGCATCTGGAGATGGCGCTCCTCCAAAACCAAGCATTACGCTTCGCTGTCCCTCTAACTCTCTACCTTGTGAGTCGCTCCAAAAACCTTCTTCGTTTTTAACGTAACCATCTCTACTGCCAAAAACCTCTTCGTTTTCGCGCCACCAGCTGTGATCGGCGTAAGCGTTAGCTATAGCAGGTGGTTCAGTCGGCTCCTCATCTCGCTTAGCTCTAGCAGCAAGAACAAATGCTCTAACCTCTGCGTCGACCTCGCTTTTATCTCGCCCAGCACGGTCGCCAGCGGCGATCATCTCTGAGGCCCTGGCTTTTATTTGCTCTTCGTTCATGTATTTTACGGTTGAATCAATCCCTCGAGCCTATTGGCTTCGGCAATGTTTGTCTGACCACCCATCCCCCTCATTTTATCCACTTGGGTCGTCGCGCGTTGTCTTGCGCCGTCGTCAAAGTTAGTTTTTTGTTTACCCATCATCCAACGAGCCATTATATCTTGAAGAACATCAAAGTCTTCGTTTGTTATAGCGCCTTGTTTAGCTTCTTGAATCTTACTGGCTATCCATTCCCTTGCTTCTTTAAAGTCAACTCCGTCTCCGTTTTGGTCCATCAAAGGGTCACCGTTATCTAGCTCCACTCCTCCTAGGGTAAATTCTTTTAAATCGTCAATAAACTTAGTACCAGTCCATTCGTCCATCGCAACGGAGTAAGCGTTTTTCTTGTCTATCATGTTTTTGTTGTTTGTCATGATAACATTCTGCGTTGACTCGTCCCATACGGTTCCATTTAAGCCTTGCTCCTTGATGTTTACGGTTGAGTTTAAAAAAGCAGCTTGGCGCTCTTTGGGTTTGATACCTTGCGCCACTAATTGGTCAATCTCTTCTCGATAAACCTGTATTGGCTCACCACCTGCTTTTTGCGATGGGATTTCAATATACATTTTGCCTTGGGGGTCAAATTTCATTTCACCGTTAGCCATAGATGTCAGCTGGCCAAGCTTGTACGAGGCGTCTGGATCATCTGTTATAAGCGCTCCCCAACCGGTTTCACTATGTATTTCTCCAGCAGTCTTCATTAGGGACGACCACTTGTTCATCTCTACGCTTTTTCTATTTTGATCTTGAAGTATCCTCTGTGCTTCAACAGGGTCCTCACTGTCTAAAGCTGCAAGGTGAGCTTCTTTGTCCGTCTGCATGTACACTCGCATCTGCTCATACAGCTCAGGTGTGTCGCCCCAGCTTCCTCTTTCAGCTTGCTCGTTAAAGCCTTGTTCCATGGAAAGGCCAGCTAAGCCCGCTTCCTGCTCTTTGATCTTATCCTCTTCCTTTTCCTTCTCGCCTTCTTCTACTATAGTTTCCAGGCTGTCTTCAAGCCCACTGGTGTCACCAATGCCACTAGCAGCGTAACCACTAGACTTGGCACGCCCGACCCTGTTAAGGGTGTCGGCTGATAATTTGTAATCTAAAGTTGCCATTGTTGTGTCTGCTATTTTGCTTTAATTTCCTCCAGATGACATAAGACCTCTGATGTTCCTGTTTCTGCCGTGATATTATTGTTCTCTAATCCTAGATGTTATCTTGAATCCATTGGTCGTATTGTTCTGTACCAGGTTGCCACGGGTTTACGCCCGTGGTGTTCGTAGCACCCCCAACCGCCACGCTACCAGCACCCGCTGTCTCTGCTGTTTTAACTGTACCGGGGACTTCTGGCGTGCCTCCACCACCCATACCTGAAACTGAACCAGCGATATCGCCAAGCCCATCCCACGCCTGAGCTTTACCAGCTGCTCTAGCTGCGTTTGCCGCGGCTACCTCATCTGCTGACATACCCATCAAGCTTTCTATCTTACCTTGCTCAGCGCTTCTAGACATGATCTCGCCCTTTCTCTCAAGATCTTGTATTCTAGAGGCTTCAACCGCCTGTTGCTTCTGGTTGTCTTGTTCTTGCTTACCAATACTAACTGAAGCTTTCTGAGCGTCTGTAGCACCTTGGTTTGCCATCGTCTGAGCAAGAGCCGCAATACCAGATCCACCGGCTACACCTCTATACTGCTCCATTATATTAGCTTGAGACTGCATAGATTGCTGTTTTGCAAACTCTGCCTCTTGAGTGTTAACTGTAAGATCTTCCTTGGTGTTCTCCATGTTTAGGTATGGATTACTTGTATCAAGCGCTTCAAATGCTTTCTTCTGCTTATCAAGCTCTACCTGAGCTTTAGCCGCCGCCTTCTTGGCCCTATTGGCTTGTATACCTCCGTCAACAGCTTTTGCTGCGCCTACCACGGCTGTCGTTACTGCTGCTGCTATTAAAAATGACATGTTTTATTTGTTTTCTTTATATTCCTCATACTCCTCGTAAGTTATAGCTACGATATCTTTTTCAAGATCACACAGGTCTTCTGTGTTAGACGGGTTCTTATGTGTGTTGTACCATATAGAGTCCTCGTTAGCAAACAAAACTCTCTTAACGCCAGGTGTTGACACTATAAAACAAGGAGCTATGTGATCAATAGTTTCTTCTTCGTTGGCAACTGTTATGTGTCCCTTAAGCAAGAAACACATGTGAAGATGCTTATGTATAGCTCCCACCACTAGTGTTCCTTTGAACATCGTCATTTCTCTTACGTAAACACCGTCCATGAAAAAATGCCTTATAGGCACTTTGGTGCTATCGCTAACTATAGGCCTGTCTTTTGTACCGGCCACAACACAGTCGTTGTTATCGGCTTCACTAATCATCGCTTGTTCAAGAGCGGTGACAGCAGATCTAAACTCATTAGTTAAGCTGGACGTCTGCTTTTTAGCTAAACTGTTGTCCACCATTATATTTAATTGAATTACCTGCTATAATAGTCACACTTTTTACAGTTTATTTACTGCTCTCAAAGTAGTCTACGCCTACGGAGAATAGCTCTGCCTCATCTTCCGAGTTGTTTACCATCTTTACATCGGCATAGTAACCCAGCACAGAGCTTAAGTTTGCTTTGTTGTCTTTGCTAAATAAAATAAACGGTGTTGCTCCGTCGGCTAGCCCTCCAGAGTTAGGAAGATCCGTCATGCATTTAACTTTCGCAACAGGCGGTGAAGCGGTCCCATCAAAAGGCGTGATCTCTCTTATCTGGCCTATCTCTATTATGCTACCAGAGTTTTTCTTAAACGGAACCAAAGCACCAGCGGCGTTGATTGACCCACCGTCATCTTCAGTTTCGACGTAATAAGCCGTGTCGCCTACTTGACAAGAGGCATTTAGAGGTGCTGCAAAGATTAGTGTTACTGGTTGTGGCATTATGATACTGTTATTATGTTGTCTAAAAATAAATTAAGATCACCTGATTTAAATATTTCTCCAACCTTTATATATCCTGATATTGTGGCTCTAGTATTAGGTGAACCTAAAATAGTTGCTTGCGCAAAAAGAAGCGAAGAAGTCGTTGTAAGAGAGTTAGAGAACAACAATAACTCGTTATTCCCCAACGCTGGTTGAGCTACATTTAAGGTAAATCTACTTCCATTTGCAAAATCAATACTGGTTATTACCGGATCATTTCCGTCGGTATCTTTCACTATGTTAGTGCTAGAGACAGACATCCCAATCGCTAATCCAGCAACAGAATCAACCGTAATAATAGTGTTAAAATCTTGACCGTTAGTAAGCACCGAAGCGCTGCCTAAACCTCCTATAGGAGTGCTTATTAAATACGGTTGTTTTACAATTGAAATATCATCGCCATCAGCGTTTTCACCAACAGCAAAGCTAAATTCAAAAATATCACTAGAATCTCTTACAAATTTAACCTGGGTGTTTGCCGCGACTGTCGCTGTTTGACTTAGCTTAATTACGTTGTTTTTTACAACCTGAACTACAGTTGTACCGTGTGGTATTCCAGCTCCCATAGCTATCATGCCGCTATGTATTCTAGACTCGGCTCTAGTTAATGTCAAGTTTACGATCGCACTTCCACCTGTGGTTGCTACAGCTCTAACCTCTACGTGCTCTGGTCTGTAGCTAGCTGAAGACGTGTAAGAAGTGGCTCTAGTTATTTCTACACCGCTAGGTAAACTACCAAACCTACTAGCCTGAAGACTAATTGGTTGCAACGTGAGGGTACTGTTACCGTACTGCACTACGTCGTTTGACTTTGCTTGTGTTGCAGGTAGTATAACACTTCCATTACGTGACTCTATTACAATTTTATACTCTACATTTGACCCTGATATATCTGGCAAGTCGTAAGAAACGTAGCTAAAACCAAAACCGTTAGTAGTGCCTAAATACACAGACGATTGGTTAGTCGTTGTTTGAAACAGTTTACTCGCAAAGTTGTATTGTTTAGTAAGGTCTTTATAAACAACTTTAAGTGTGAAGTCAGTGTTGGGCGATCCAGCAACGCGAACCACAGCGCTTTGACCGTTTTTACCAAAAAACTTAGTATAGCTTAATTTTTTTATGGTGTTAGATACAGGAACGCTAACAGCGGCTAAAGAATAGTTAACACCAAAAGTGTGACCTAACTGTTCGACGTCTTCACTGCTTCCGCTGAAACTTGTGCTTGGCGTGTAGTATACTTTTACAACAAAAGAGGTTATGCGCCCACTTGTTCTTGTGCTGACTACTTCTGAACTATAAGAGTTCGCGTACGATTTTAAATTACTAAAAGAAATAGTTGGCTCAAATCTGTAAAAATATCCCGATGCAGCTGTAAAAGTAACGTACGAAACAAGGGTGGAAGTGCCTTGCGGCACCGAACCAGAAAAAGAGTATCTCTGAGTACCACTAGTTGTACCATCATCTACCTCTGTTTCTGAAGAAGAAGCATTAGCGCTTCTTTGTAATGCTTCGCTCCTGACAGTACCGTCATCTAGATCCAAGGGGGTAACGGTGTGACCTGCCGCTGTATATTCCCATTCACCAAAAATAAAGACAGGCCTTACCGTGTCTGGCCTTAAATCGGTTACCTCGTCAATATCTATGTATTTTATAGCAGCGTCAACGTCAGCCGTGAATTGTGACGTGTAAACTTCAGCATTGACGATGTTGGCCGGATCTCCAGCCGTACCGTCGTCAGAAAAAATAACTTTAGCTATACCAGAATCCACATTCCCGCCTGTCCAAGTCGTACCGCTTTGACTTGCATCACCTATCTTAAAGTCGGTCGCAGATAAGTTGTAACCTGAATAAACACCGTTGATTATGTTTGATATTTTTAAATTAAACTTTTCGTTTGCCGCTACTGTTGCTTCGTCTACGAACGCTTTGCTATCTGACGCTACTGTCCAATTTGCCATGTTATATGTTTAATCTGCCGTTGAGTCCCACGCACCACCCCCGCCGTCGGAGCCTTCGTACGTTGTAGACGTATTATTAGAAACCGTCAAGTTGAAAGTTTCTTTTTGAGTGTCATCACGGTCGACCGTTGCTGTTCCAAGTCCCTGCACGGAAAACTCTTTACCGTCTATATTTGACAAGGAAGTAGCTTCTCCGCTAGGGATACCAAACCACTTACCTTCCTTGTCTTTAAACTCTAACTCGCCGCACGTCTGCAGGTTTGTAACTATAGACTCCACGTACCACCCTGGTACATCATCCTCTATGTTAAAGTACTCTCCATCCGCTATGTTTGCCGCGGTTGCTAACCCGTCACCCGTGTCGATATCACCGGTAAGTCTTTGTGTTGACACAAGATCAAAATTAGTAATTCTAGCTTGAGTGCCCTCGTAGTTGATAGAGCCTATGCTCTTAGCAGCTTCTACAGCGTCATTAAACACTAGCGTAACGTTTGACGTGTATTGGTTGCCGTAAAATTTATTTCTAGTTTCGTTAGTGTGATGCTTCCAGATACGACCGCTGGAAAAAGTAAAGTAATCGTTGTTTAAACTAACGCCGTTTTGAGGGTTGAAAGACTTGAAGCTTGCCCATCCTTTAGCTATTTCGCTATACGATATAGTGGTTTGCTCGTGTGGCTGGATTTGATAGCTAGCGTATTTTTTAGATATAGTAACGTTGTACTCATTTTTTCTCTCATCGTATGTGCCTAAAGATCTCCACACGTAAGACTTAGAAAGATCAGCGAAGTAGTCCTTCATACCAGCGTTTGATATAGATCTTACACCTTCGTTAGACAGAGCTAAAACCTGCCCTCTTATTATGTCAGTGAAATACAAGTTACCAGGCGTAACAGCTAAAGATTCAGGGTTTTTAGATATACCCCAGTCACCCTGATAAGCGGTGACATCGCCTACAACAGCATTGCTAGCTACTAGTTGAGGTTTACCGTCGGCACTGTATAGCGCGTCTTTATTTGTTACTGCTTGTAAAACCTTGTCTTCGCAGAATATAGCGAGGGTAGTACCTCTATTGAACAGCCTTTGTATACTGCCGTGGCTAGGGTTTACGTCTTTGGTTATATTCTCTCCGGCTATAAATTGATTTGTATTATTAACACCTGCGCTAGAGTTGTATATACCAGACCAGATCATGCCGTTTTTACGGCGCTCTTCTCTTGACTGCGTGCCTAGCACCGTTGACGCTTTTACGCCGTTATCAAGCTTAGCGCCGTTAAAGGAGTCTCTTACGGTATCAGATTCCAAGCCGTTTCCAAAGCTGTAGCAGTTGCTCCAGTCTAAGCGGTGCTTTTGAGAGTAGAGCTTCCTGCTAGCAAGTGTTGTTTCTGGTCCTCCCCAAAGCGTCATAGAACTTGCACCAGCACCAACTGCTGATTTAACCACAGCTGTCAATGAATATGAGTTTCTTTTATCAAAGACAACTGTAGAGTTCGCTGTAATTGGATTTGAATCTTCTTCTTGTGGGCTTATCGCTGGGGTAAAAGTAAAGGTCTGCGGCCCAGTCCAGTTAGTTATAGTGTGAATTGTTGGTGAAGAAGGATCGCCTTCATGGCTCTTGAACTTTGTTCCTATAGGTAGGTACTCCTCATTTGTTTTTTCATTAAGCTCGACAGGAATGAGCCCAGTAGCTTGATAGTATATATCTAAGTCCACAGACTCTTTAGGTTCTGTTTCCCAAATTGCCGGGTTTTCAGAAAAACTATCATCATTGCCAATACCTTCTACCGGACCCAGTATCTCTATAACGTCTGAGTCAGAGCCGTCGTGCCTAAGAGCGTCAACGCTGTCATTACCCCTCGTTGGCTTGTAAGTGCCACCATCGCCTATGGGAGGATCGACTTGAATAGTCCATCGTTGCCTTAAATTGTCGCCTCTATACTGTTTTTTATCACGATGGGGAGAGCCGGTTCTATAGTTTCTAATACCCCACGCGCCGTCACTAGCGGGATTGCCACCGATATCAGGATTATAATAGTATGGGTTATTGTATCCTTGGTACCAATTATAAGCCTGTACGGTATAAACAATGCCGTCTGGATCTCTTTGGAACCTAAACTTTGTGCCAGGAGCTACAAGTTTTTTTATAAAACTATTGGCTTCAGCATATATCCCGCCACCATCTGTGGATGGAATTTGGGAGAGTTTAGCTGGGAAAGGTTTACCGGAATTAAAGTTGTTGCCATCGTACCCTTTTGACATACCTGTCCACGATATATCCATGTACCTTTGCCCATCATCCCAGCCCCATATACCTCTACTTGGGTGCGCTAACCGCTGCGATGGAATGGGGTTCATGTTACCAGTGATACCATCAACTGCACCATCCGACTGTTCTTCTGCAACGCCGCCGGTATCATAGAAGTCTGTGTATGTGTAGACATTACCTCCGCTTGCCATGACAGTAGCGTTTTGCGAAAGGATATTTCCAGGTCTCATATCGCCGTTGGCGTTACCTCTTCCACTCCAGGAGTAGGCAGTACAAGCATCAATGAAAAAATGGTGGTGATCTGCCATGTTCTCCCAAAACTTCACGCTTGGGTCAGTACCGTTTGTTAAAATATCCGGATGTTGATTGTAATAATCTGCGGTTATATTACCATTGGATGACTGGTTTTGTCCATTTACAGCAGAGTTACCACCCCAGTATCTTTGAGCAGTGTTTAAGTCTTGCGCTGTAGGGTGTTTAGATCTGTTTTGACTGGTGTTGTCAATATCCGGGCTCATCATAGCCTGCGTATGGCTGTTTCCAACACTCCAACCTGAAGGGTGATCAAACCAAGCGTTGCTGTTTATATACCTTAAAGGCCAAGATGTCTCCACAGTGTAGTCAGAGCTTTCGTATTGAATAATTTGCTGATCTATAGACTCGTCTCTATTTATTTTTACAAAAAACCTTCCATCAAACTCTGGGGTGTCTCTTGGCTCGCGCTCGAATAAGAGAAACGAAAGATCGTTAATAGTATTGTCAATAGTGTCATCTGAAGAAGCAAACGCAACGTCACCGCCAAACCTACCTATAATTTGAATTTTTTTATTAGCTTCTTGTTGGGTGATGCTAGCCACGCCATATGGTTTAGAGGCTTTTCCTTGACCAGTGAACGTGATGAACATGTTCGACCCGTTTGGGGTTGCGAAATCGCTACCGAATGCACTATCAAATGATCCACCGTCCACTGTTATAAACGTAGTGTCTTGCAAAGGATACCCATTACCGTTTATGCCAATTACAGAGCCAGCTTCGCCACAAAATAAAGACCCTAAAGACTTATTAAAGGATTTTACGTCAGGTGGAGCTTCATTCTCTAAAGCAAGAACCTTATATTTAGTTTTATCTTCTACAACTTGGTCTGAGTTGTGTGCTTTCTTAAGGCTTAAAAAAGTGTCAAGATCTACTTTGTTTCGCTCTGATGAAGGAAACGAAAGCCATATATTGCCATCTTCAGCATGATACCATCTGTCCATGGTCATGTTGTGATACCCTGTAGAGGTTTCTTTTATGTAGAAAGAATAGTGCTTAGCCCAGTCTGGCACAACAGTATCTTCACTTAAAGAAGCCGTTATTCTGTTTCTTCTTTTAGAAGCGTCTTTAGGTACGGATATTGATGATTTTTTAGAGCTTAGCACTGGCGTCTCCCTACCGTACTCATCGCTAAACACAACGCCTACTTGATATTCTCTAGATGTTTTAACAGAAGGAAGAGCAAAACCACCTCCCCAACCAATACCTGCATAGTGCAAGCCATCAACATGTAAACCTACATCTATAACCGGATCTTTTAATATAGTGTAGTTTTGTAGGTAGTTCCCGTATACTACTCTATTAGCGCTTATTTCTTGAGCTAGCGCTTTTCTAGGGACATTGTCCCAAGGTCTAATCAGCTGGTTCGAAGGCACGACAGCGTGTATAAGATCCGTGTCTAAAACAAATTCACCTCTAGCATTTGCATTAGAGCTTAGGTCTGGCCAAATACCGTTGTCGAAGCCGTCAGACTTTCTTAGTGTTTTTACAGTGTATACCGTAGGGTTGTTTGTTTCTTTATATAGCAGGTCTATTTCAACAATGTCTTGCGGTATTGCAGCCTCGCTAGCGTGGTAACCTTTTAGCTTAACGCTTTTTACTTGATTAGCCATACCAAGATTAAATCCTTTTGCTGGCTTGAAATCGTAATGATCTGGCAGAAAAGCAACTTGAGACCACGGTGCGAAGGTAGAGTATTCCCCGTCTTGGTACTTGTATCTATAAGAAAACCTAGGAAACTTTAAGTTAAACAAAGTTTCTGAAACCTCAAGTCTAGCAACAAAACCTAAGTCTTCGAGATCTTGAGATTCTAAGTCTGATATACTATTCGATATAGTTCTGATTTTAAGCACAAAACCCGTAGACGACAACGCGTTTGCGTCAAGGACATCAGACGCTGTAACTAAAGCCCTTATGTCGTAGTCCGAGGGCTCAAACGTGAGAGTGTCAGAGTTAACAGCTGCACTGGTCTGCATTGCTAACAAAAGAACATCTCCTACTCTAAAATCTACCGCCTCGTCAAAATCCACATCAATAGTATTACCAACTTCTAAGCCCCCCACGTCAAAAGAGCATGTCGTTGAAAGCTTGTTTTCAACACCTGCGTCAGTAACTCTAGAGCTAGGCCCCCTAAACATCTCTATCTCCAAGGGTTGTGTTGGAGCTTTTTTAATCACAGTTATGTGGCTTTCGTTTACGTACACTGCTTTATTTCCGCTAGCGTTAGTAACAACGCTATACCTATTAGAGTCTACGTTGTAAAAAGCTTTATCTTTGACTAACCTAGTGTGGAAGTGGTCGAAGTCCCCTTCAAACACGCTGCTTGTGTTAACAGTCGACGCGTTTGACCAACCTCCGTTTCCAGCGCCGTACAAGTAATCAGTACCGCCCGTTCCAGCTATAGATCTAGGTATACTTATTTTCTTAGGCTCAGAAGAGTTGTCTGTCCAGTATATAAATTCGTCTAAAACGTTTATGCCTGTTATAATAATGTTTTTTGAAAAATTCAAAACCCTGTCTGCGTGGAAGCTTAGCGATACCACGCCTGACGACGAGGAAAAAGCGACACCATTAGGGTGTGTTAAGTAAACATCCCACTTAGGGCTTCCTAAGTTAGCGTTGTACTTTATTTCAGAAACCTTAAGTGCGTCTGCGCGAGTGTAGGTAACGCCGTTTACCGTGCCAGTCACAATCATGTCTAATCTAATGCCTGTGTCGTTGGTCGCGCTTGATGCCGCTAAACTAACAAAAGCCGATGTGCTAGACGTCGTGGCAACAGTGGTGATCGTCGATCTGTATATATCAACAAACACATACCTGTGCTTGTCTAATACAGAATCGTACTCTAATATATAGTCTTTTCTTACAGGCCTGTGGTTAGATGAAGCGGCCTCGTCTCCAGCTGAAACGAAGTAGTATATCTTGTCTGAATCTTTAGCGGCAACTGCACCAACACAAGTGGCTGTGGTAGGCACGTTTATGCTGTGACCCGCTAGCATTGTGCTAGACGCGGTGTTACCGAGAAGGGTTTGGGCTGATCCAGCGTTAGAACCGTCAGACGTGGAAACCTGTATGTTTAATGCATCTCTGTAATGACCTTGAGGAATCAAACGCTCGTCGGCATCCTTGTTCATCTTAGCCTTTTGGAAATTACGTTTTGATAGCGGCATTCTTTAGTGCTTAATTATTTTTGAACTACCTCTTAATACTTGCGTAAGCTCTTCAAGTTTTATATTCGAAAGCCTTAGTTTAGCTTTTCTAGTTTCAGCAAACCTTTCTTTCTTCAAGTAAGCAAGCGTACCTGCTGGCGTGTCTTTCCTAGCAAGCAAAACACCGTACAGTATATGCTTGTATATAGCTTCCTCAGCTAGTTTAGGAACGTATGAAGTAGTAAGATCAATGCCTCCGTTAGAAGTAGATGATACGCCATCACTCAAGTATTTTAACACCAGTGTCTTACCGCTTAAGTTAGAGCTAAAGTGAAACTTGCCAGCTGTCTCATCTATAAAGAAAGACCCGTTAACCTGCGAGTGCTGAGGGTCTAAACCAAACCTAGCGCCTGTTAAGTTACCGTACACGTCGTCAACTTCATCATAGTCTAAAGAAGCTACGTCAGAAGGTGTTATAGTTTGGAAGTTGGCATTTGTGTCTGATGCTTCAGATCCATCCAAGTCAGTGTTTGTGCCTTCTGTGGTCCAACCACCCCAGTCTTGAACCAACGCATGAGTATTCGTGTCAACGTTTAAAGGATTAGACGTTTTACTAGTAGGATATATAATTCTTTCAATGCCGCTACTGTCACTCCAGCCAAGTTTTATATAGTTAACATAATCTAACGGCATCACGAGCACGAGTGTTGCTGGTACTTCAACCTCCCAATCCTTTGTCGATCTAATCGTATCGTAGCTTAGCTCTTGCAATGCTCTTAAAGCGTGGAATGTAATGTCGTTGTTTGTTACGTTCTCACACAGCTTGTCTTTGCCTACGTAAGTAGCATTAAAAGAATCTATAATCTCATTCAATGGTATATACCTATAATCCCCGTGATCTCCACCCGTATTGTAGTACGCTAGTGGGGCTTGTTTAATTATACCCATTGTTTATGATTTTTGTGAAGTTGTTTCAGCAGCGCTGTATTGACTAACCGTCTGAGCAAGGCCTACTTTGTTCATTATAATACCGGCAAGCTCTAGTATTTTATTCGTGAGTGTATCCTCTTCAGATCTATGCAATTCAAAGTTTACGGATGTCGCGCTGTTGTAAAGTGCTTTACCGTTTACGACAACGTATCCCCATGCTACTGTTTTAGGCACTCTAAAGCATTCAACAGTGACCCCAGCGGTTTCCTCGTTATCGTCAGAACCATCGATTCCGCCAGCGTAAACGACTATGTCTCTACCACTAACCCTGTTATCGGTATAGAACGGCGCCTGGTTGTCAGTAACTGCCATATGCCTTGTAGACTTCTTAAACCGCTGCGCCTCAAACATAGACACTTTTTGACAGGGCTCATCACCAAGTAAAACCACACCTGTTTGGAAGACATCGTAGTTAACGCTATCAACTGCTATTATGCTTGGGAATGTGTGCCCGGCGTTGTCGACAGTTGCTTCATAAGACTGAAAAGGAGCGAGCTTTTTATCTAGCAACTCACTTATATCTGTTTCGTCTACCTCTATAGACCTAGCGTCCTCTATTCTATTTCTTTGATTCTTATCGTAAAAGTAAGATTCAAATATTGCCATTTGGGCGTGGTTGGCCAATAAGTTGTACTCCTGCGGGGTTATATAGCCTCTCTGCTCTTTGTTAGCAAGAGCTAAAACCCTTTGATATATAGTATCTACACTTATTGCCATAATTCTTTTTTTATGGTTTAGCGACTACCCCGAAGGGCAGTCGCATCACCGTATATGATTATTAATTTAATCGTTTCTCTATGTTGGAGTAAATCTCCATTCCCTCGTCAGTCTTAAACCAAGCGGCTAAAGCTGAATACGGGTGTTCGTCAAAAGGAACAGTCATTAACTTTCTGTCGTTAGTTCCCCACGAGAACGTTCTTTGATCAGAGGATAGTTTAATGATTCCCATCTCTGTAGCTTTGATACCAAAGTTCCTAAGTACCACGTTGTCGTCATTGACTAATTCTAAGAACAAACTAGGGTTTCTCTTAGCGTATAATAGTAAATCACGCTTAAGCTCCTTAGAACTCATCTGAGATACCTTAGAACCAATCTCTACTCTCATAACAGCTTCTGCCATGTCAATGTCTAGGTTCATGGCTGCGTTTAGGGCTTCAACCTCCATTTCTAACCAATCAATCTCTTGAGCGGCTCTAACTTGAGGCTTAAGTTCTTCGTATATGTTTTTGCGATTTGGGTGATACAAAGACAAAAGCTTTTGCAATGTCACTTTATTTTTAGGCACCATCAAAACTCCATTGCGGAATATAATATGTGATAACCTTTGATCACCTTGCATTTCATCTACGAAACAAGTTCTTTGGTTTTCGCAGTACTTTAGTTCTCTTTCATAACCCTTTTCCTCATCGAAGTAGTATACTCCAGCAGATTTTATTGATCTACTTAAAGGGCTTTTGTTATATCTAAGAACGTAAGTTCTGTCTTTAATTTCCCAAGTGTCTTTCTTAGGTAATTCTTTTCTCGCGATTGGTTTAGGCTCCGGTTTTGGAGCTTCTAGTACAACCGTTTCTTCTACGTAGGGTTCTTCGACCTCTACTTTTTTTGTTTGCTTTTTAGCCATAATATAATATAATAAAAAATTAATATAAAACTACCCCTCCCGAAGGAGAGGTAGTTTCACCAAATATACTTATCTTAGTTCAACAACATGAAGTTGTTAGCACCTTGAGTTACTAAACATCTCTCTGACAAGAAGTTTACAGTCATTGCGTCTAGAGTAGACGTAACAGCTCCAACTGAACCAGTGATCCAAGTCTTCATCTTGCGAGACTCAGTGTTAGATGCTCTGTAACGAACGTGTAGGAAAGGACGCTTAAGGTTCTTACCCATTTGCTCGTCATATACAGAAGAAGTACCAGCAGGGATGATTACACCTCTGATGTCCTCACCGGCAGTAGCGTTAGCATTGATGCCTCCACGTGTAGCCAGATCGTTTAGGTACTTCCAGTCTGACTTGTAGAAATCGTAAGATCCGCGACGGAATCCAGAGAATCCTAGGTTTAAAGCCATATCCTCATCGTTCTCGAATACCCCGTAAGAAGTACCTCCAGCACCGTAAGAATTCATAGAAGCTAGCATATCGTCAAGAGCTAAAGCTGTTGCGCGATTAACAAACATCATGTTCTCTTCGATAGCACCGTTCTTATCGAACTCAGCTAGGATAGCATCAAACTCAGCTAGGTCAGTAGCAGCATTAACACCAGTAACACCAGAAGACTGGTGACCACGGTCTTTAATAGCAGCAAATAAACCTTGTGTACCAACTAGTCCGTTAGCACCACCCAAGATAGTAGAAGCGTCAGCAGCTTTCTCAGACTCAATCATACTCATCTCTAAGTAATCAGTGAATCGAGAGCGTGTCTCACCTTCAGCTTTTAGGTACCACATGTAACCGTTCTGTCCATCTTCACCTGAAACTTCAACCCAGCCAACTTGCGCAGCATCAGAACCTGATACTTCGTATTGATCCTTAAGGATAATTGGCTTGTTAGTGAAAGTAGTGAAAGAAGGCTTAACAGATCTAGCTCCACTGTACTCAGTTCCTTTTGAATTCTCAGAACCAAACACTAGAACACGAAGATCATTGTCTGTATCTGCGAAACCAACGTCACTTAAGTGAGCTCCACCGTAAGGTAGCGCAGTGATAGTTTGGTTACCAGCAGCAGCTACAGTTACTAAAGCAGTAACAGTTTGACCTCCACCTGCAATTAACACCTGATCACCAACACGGATACCGTGAGTAGTAGTTTGAGCTACACCGTCGATGTCGTGAGTAATATTAATCGTACTAGCAGAAGCGTCTAAACAGTCCGCTTTGTACGAAAGGTGTAATCTACCTTGCTCTGACCAAATAACTTGATCAGCTGACATAGCCTCTTCAGCTCCAACTTGTCCTAGGAAACCAGCAATAGTACGCTTTCCGTATACTTCAGCCTCCTTCTCCATTAGATCTGGAAGGTATTGCTGTGCCCATCCATTTGTTTGGATGTCTAAATAATTGTCCGACGTTACTTGCTGTATTGGTGCAGCTTGAAACGACGTTCTTGCAGTAATTGCCATTTTTTCTTAATTTTAAATTTATTTTTTGTTTTTAATCTTGAACTTAAAAGAGGCGGAATCATCGCCTAGCACTCTCATTTTTATACCTCCAGTCTGGCCTTCTCCATGAGAGGATCTAGCTGTTGTGTTGATATTCTTGGCTTTAGCCACGCTGTCTTTCAACGCGTCTGTTTTGCCTTGTTCATAAAAGTGCTGAGCAACAGCATCAGCGTTCATAGCGGTATACAAGCCTTTGTGATAACCTTTAGCATCATTAATAGACTTGTCTTCGTTTAAAAACTTTTTAATGAAGTTGCCTATATCGCTCTGGTTCTCTTTAACTTGCCCCGCATCTTTAACGTTAAATCTAAATCGTTTGTCACCGACATTGTATTCAAAACCTTTGAACTCGTCGTTGAAAACCTCATTGGTCTTCTTGTCAAACCTAGTTTTATTTAACTCTGCTGTTTTGTTTGATTGCTCCGTCTCTTTACTGTATCTGTTGAAGAAATCTATAGCCTTCTGCTGTTCTTGTGTTAGTTTGCTTCCAGCTTTGATCTCTTCGTAATATTTAGACTTTTGCCCGTCTAAATAGGTCTTAGCCTCGGCAACTTGCTCTTTCAAGGCTAATTTTTTTCTTTTTATCTGTGTCTCATCTTCTATATCTTCGTCAAACGAAAACTTGTCTTCCATAAGAAAATCAATCTCGTCGCTAGACAGATGAGGTTTTGTGGCTTTATAGTAGTCTTGAAGTACGTCTTTAGAATCTAGCTCGTCTACGTTTTTGTTTAATCTAACGTAGTCCTCTAGATCACCACCTGTGTCATCCATGAAATCCAGTAGCTTCTGAATCTTTTCTGGAATTACAGCGCCTGACTCTTCTGATGCCTGGATAGCCTCAACGGCTTCTTCGCCAAGCTCGTCCGCCTGCTGCTGCTCAACCTCAGTAATCTCTTCGATTAGAGATGTTTGGTTTTCGTCAACTGCTTCTGGCTGAGCTTCTTCAGCTACCACCTGTTCCTCTACAACTTCTTCCTTTACGTTGTCTGTCGGTGGTGGTGCAGATAAATCTACTTTAACAACGCTAGGGTCGTCTTTTGTTGCAAACTTACCCAGGTCAATAACGTTCTCTTCTTTCTGCTCAACTACCTTTTCTTGAACTTCTGGTTCTTCAACCTTTTCTTTCTTTTTTTTACTCATGATAAAATATTATATAATTAACTTCCTATTTGCGGGGTGAAGTCATCTAAACCGATTCCACCACCGAGTATATCATTACCTGAAGACTCAAACTTTTTAGCGGGTTTTGGTGAATTTGTTTGCTTCATTACCTCCCTTCTGTCTTTACCGTCTTCTTTAAGCTGCTCCATACCTTTCGCGTCTTGCCTTTCTTGCCCGCGAAGTTTTTGATTAAGCTCAAATTCATAAGCCATTAACTGCTTTTTTAACTCAACTTCTTTCTGTAGGTAAACAAGCTTAGCCTCTGACTTCATTTGCTCTAGGCCCATATCAGCCTGCGACTTAGCCTGGTTCTTCTGCATTTCAACTTGAGACGCCTGTTGCTGAGCTTGTGAGTTAGCCTGCGCTTGCGCTTCCATGTCTTGCTGTCTAATCTGCTGATCGCGCTCTTGCTTCTTCTTTCGCTTTATCTTTAGTAGCTGATTAGCAAGCTTAACGTTCCTAACAGTTCGTATGTCAATAGCATCGTCAAGATCTATCAACTGTTGGGCTAGTGCTGTTTGGATGTTATTCTCTAGCATCTGCTTCTCTTCTTCGTCAGGCTCTAGTTCTATAAAGATACCAAAGTCGTAAAGGTAAAGCTCTGACATCTCCTTCAGCGTCGCTACGTTGTGAGCGCCAAGCGCCTGAACAAACGCGTCAGCTGTTGGCGAATACTCTAATATATCTGAAATCCGCAAAGACAAAGCGTTAGCCACTTCAGTCGTCAAGTACATCGATGAATCTAAGATGTGCCTAGTAGCTACGTTTGAATTAGCCGCTGCTAGCTTTTGAACCCCAACTAAAGACTTTGGATCGGGTGAACTGCCATCTCTAGCCTCGTTAAGGCCAGTTACATCTCTTATCATTTGAAGATAGTAGTTATAAGTCTGTATTAGACTTCCTATCTTGTTTTGACCAGCGCCGTTAGATATCTGCTGAATAGGTATCTTACCTGGATTAGCATCCCCATCGCCAGTGAAAGACCTACCTATAACAGAGCCTGTTTGGAAGAACATATTAAGCGCTTCCTGCGGGTTGTAGTTTGTTCCGTTGCCTAAGTCAATTTCAGCAAGTCCATCAGCGTCAAGGTAAACCCCATCGGGTACCATGCGTGATAAAACCTGCTGTAGTTTTAAATGCGTTAATTGTATCGTGTCAGCAAAACCAGTGATTCTGCTAACTATAGATTCAATTCTTCCGTTGTACATTCTAGGCGCTACAATAGAGTAATTCATTTTTACCTTATTGAAGTCGCTCTTAGAACGCATCATGTTTTCTGCCCGCTCCCACTTTAGTAGGATGTCAGTACCTAGAATCATAACACCTTCATACACGCACTCAACTGACCGCTGTAGCTTTGAGTAACCACCTTCTTTATCTTCTGGTGGATTAAAAGTGTCAGGTTTTTCTATGGCTTTATAGCCGCCAGTAGAAGTTTCTTTAACCTTGTAAACATTGTTCATAAAGGTCTTGTAGTTAAAATACAAAACCTGAACCTTGTTTATATCGTTGACCTCTGTCCTGTAGGTTCTATTGCCGTACCTTTTAGACGCAGAGCTTTGGATTTTCTCTAGATCGTCAAGCGTGAGATGCTCAAACTCTCTGGCAAGCTCGTTAATGGGTATAGTCTTTACTTCACCTACGTAGTATACGTCTTCGAAATAAGGTGATTCAGTTCTAGAGTAAACTATATTAGCTGGGTCAACGTAATCTATAGTAACACCTTCACTCCAGTTAAAACTAGTTTTTACACAACCAAGTCCTAGCACCGTAAGATCGTAAACAAGTCTACGTCTAATCAAGTCGTAGTCATTACCGTCTAGAAGCACGTTTATAGCTTGCTCTTCGGCAATCTCCACAGCTTGCTTATAGTTTAGCTGCATATGGAGAGAAAGCTCCTCCTCGGTCTCCGGAAGCTCCTCTGCGTTAGTCTCAGATAAATCTATATTAAATAAAGCCTTTGAGTTGTCGTTAAACTGCTTCGACTTCATGTCACGGACTATAGCGTCCATGTACTCAGTACGCTTGCTAACTCCGTATTGATCTTGCGAATAAGCTTTTATACTGAACATACGGTCAGATAGACCGTTAGTAACAATATCAACAAACTTAGGTATAATAGGTACAGGCTTCCAGTCTAGGTTCAAATAAGATAGATCACCGTTTATAGAG